GCGTAATGCTATTCGTCTTCATCACCATAATTCTCGCCACACATTTTACATTGGTCACCAAAGGTCATATCATCAGTAATTATTCCTAAGTAACTACATCCATTATATCTACGCCCTAAAGTTTTGTAATATTTGCAAGGGTTTATATAATATGTACTAAAGTCTTTCTTTGCTTTGTTCTTTTCTATATCAGGGTTATAACAGTACATTCCTTTAGGTATAGGCAACGCACTACGCCTAACACCAAATAAAAATAATAGCTTCCACCATAGCATATTAACTAAGTTTTTCGCCCAATATAAGTAATGTATAATTTTCATAACTCTGTGTTTTTAATCGCTACTATTCTTATTCATTCCGTTAGGCACAATGCTACGCCCACGCTATCAATTTCTTTTTATCTTTTTCGCCACTTAAATATTTAAACCATTTTTCAGCTTCTAATTTATTGTAGAACTGACCATCCTCTGAATAAGAAATTGATGGCTGAACCCATCCATACCATTTTTTAACCTCAATCCTATATCTTATTCCTGTAAGCACACTATCAATTTGCCACATTCTTACTTTCGCACGTGTGACTAACAATGTATATAATTCAGGCTTACTTTCTGTTTTTTTACTAAATTTTTGCTCACTCATAATTTTGTTTTTATCTATTAAATTCACTACTTATTTACGCCCGAAATCATACACAACACGTTGTGTGCCATTAGTATATAGCTACCACATCACCTTTAACATCATCACCATCATCATCTATATAGGTAACATTATCATATTGTCTACATATTTCAAATGAACTGTAAATAGTTGTATCTTTCTCTAATTCCAAATGACAAACTATTGCATCAGGGTTCATTCCATTTAATATTTCAATTAATTCTTTTACTGTCGTATTTTTCATATTCCTAAATTAACGACACACAACACAAAATATAGTGAATAGCCGATTAAACATTCATTTTTCATAGCCAAGTTTTAGGTGTCGGCTACTCACCATATTCAAACACGTTGTAAAACATAAAAAAGTTAAGTCCATCTTTCGTGTGTTTCACACCACGTCTGGCTAAATGGTTGTTTACAAGGGCATTTTTCTTCATCCTCCTTTAACGGTTTCACATCACCAGATAAAATTAATTGCTCTTTAGTTATATCTAATTCAACCTGTAATTCTTCGTTCTTTTCTTGCAACTCTTTTACCTTATGTTTAAGGTCTTGCATATCTATTTCATCGTTTATATCCATAGCCTTTTTATTTAATTCAGTCATTTATCAAAGTTTTAGTTTATTAAGTCGCCACAGTAGGTAACAATATGTAACACACATTAAAACGATGTGTTACACTCAACGTTATGTACAAGGCTACGTTACTGCATTTAATCGAGTTTTAGTTAATTCAATAGCGTTTGGGTTTATATCGCAACCAATAAAGTTTCTATTTAACTCTTTGCAAACTTCGGCAGTAGTGCCACTACCTAAATAATAATCTGCTACAACATCATTTTCGTTACTTGAAGCCAAAACAAAACGTTTAATTAACTCTTTCGGTTTTTGGGTAGGATAACCATTTCGTTCTGTATGGGCTTGCGGTAAAGCATTCATATCAATCCAATCACGAGGTGGTGAGTATGGGCTATTCCAGTAAGTTTTACCATTCTTTTTAGTTGGTATCTTTCCAAACTCTTTTATCTCTTTATGCCACCTCTTTTGTGTGCTTTCGCCAATTTCGTTTTCTCTTACATCTTCAAGATTAAAGGTAAACGATTTTCCTTTAGAGTAAAATAAAACTACATCGTGCTTTTCAGACCATTTGCTTTTACTAAATCCTTGCGTTCTATAAGCCCATACGATTTCATTTTGGAAGTTATCATACCCAAAAACCTTATCCATCAAAATACGCATCCAATGATTAATTCTCGTGTCCATTTGTAAGTAAATAGAACCGTTTTGTTTTAGTACTCGTTTCATTTCAATAAGTCTTGGTAGGTAGTGGCTTTCAATCACATCTTGTTTTGGTTTCAAGTCTTTGTATTCACCAAAATCTCTACCTGTTCCATAAAGTATATCACTATAAATTAAATCAACGCTTTCGTTAGGTTGCGATTTAAGAAGTTCTAGATTATCAACCGCCCAGCACATAACACGTGGTATAGTGCATAGCGGTTTTTCGTTTAAATCAATCATTCATTTTGTTTATTAAGTTCTGTTATTATTCAAAGGTTCGTGCATTTAATCCGCTACGACACCATACCACCATCCGTTACCTTTAATACTACTTTTCGGATTCTAAATGAGCTTTGTTTATTAAGTAGCTTATGTAACCGCTTATGTTTTCAGTTCCTAACACTAAAACAGATAAATCAAGTGCTTTCTGTTTAGTTTCTTCGGTCATTGATACCGTTACTTTTTTAGTCTTTGCCATTTGTAAATTTTATTTGATAATAATTAATTTTAAATTTTTCTATTGCCATTTTAATCAAAAAATCTTTTGAATAGCAATGCCATATATTATTACTATAATTTATTGGGTAAAGTATATCTTTTGGATTATTTAAGAAATGTTGCCATAACTCATACCATTGATAGTTTTTGTTGTATTTTATTTCAATTATCATAACTATATCTTTCTACTATATTTAAAGCTTTATCTTTTCCAAAAGAGTAGTTTACTTTTCTCTTATAAACCGTTTCAAATTCCTCTTTAGAAATTCTTTGACCATAAAAACCATTGTTCGTACCTCTCAACGCTTCTTATACTCAGCGTTATAAAACATTTAAGAGTTGTACGGTTGGTTACGCCAAATCCATTCAACTTCATTACCTGTCAATGTATTATAATCTCTATTTTCCACTGGAAATTTTGCTTGTTTTGCAAGTTCAGTACTTTCTTGAATGGATTTTCTATTCCACCATCTTAGGGCTAATTCTCTGTCTGTAAGTTCCATAATAAAAACGTTTTATAACAAAGGCTAAAAGCAATTGCCATCAGCATTTCTGATTAATTGAGTAGTATTTACAAGGCAACTGTTCTTATCCTCAACCGTTATATACAATGCTACGATAGTGCTTCATAATCTTTATAAAAACGCTCTATATTTTTAGGTTCACCATATCTTGCATCTGGAATCCACATATCTACTTTTTGGTAAAAGTCGTGTCCTGTAAAACCGTTTGGCGGAAACGTACATAGGTTTTTGAAACCTTCGTGCCATTTTATAAATCCACTTCCAGTAACACATCTAACGCCAAACTCTTGCATTATTTCTTGTATTTTAATATGGTTTTCTTCATTTACCCAAAAGAAAGCGTTTTTTAAATACTCGTTCTTAAATTCTTGCTTTGTCATTTTATTAAAATTTTAGTTAATTAATCCGCTCAGTATATAGCACTGTATATAGTTAATGCGCCAATGAAGGTCGGTGCTTAATTTAAAGTTTGTGGTAGGTGCACTAACCATATACTTTGCCGTTAGCATTAATTAGTGACAACCTCACATTCACGTAAATAAAATGATTTGTGATTATTTATACCATCAGTTTCTACTATATAGCCTCCATCTTCCCACTTAGCAAAGTAGGCAGCTAATTGACCTGTATCAAACATTATTTTACCAATCGTTCCGTCAGGTAATTTTAATTTACTTGTTTCATAATAAATTTTATTTCCTTGGCAGTCTAAGTCACCTGTCGCTAATCCTTTTGTGTTTTCCATTTTTGTTAAGTTTAACTAATGCTAACAACGTGTATAGCAAATAGCCTATTAATATTCAGTTTTTAATTCAATCTTAGTGCTTCGGCTACTTGCCATACACAATGCGTTAGCATCAATGCTTGCGAAGTTCACAAACAAGATTATATAGCTCATAATAACAATCATCTTCACAATCATCCATTCCACTACCTGATGGCGATTTAACACCATATCTAAGCAGTCTATAAACTGAATCGCTTTTAAGTATTTCCGTTAAAGCACTAATGCTAACATCACCTAAAAGAGATGGCTGAATTTCGGTTTCTAATAAAGTTTTTTCGTTAATCATAATTTCTATATCTTTTCTTATTACCCTACTAAAGTATGAATTGTATTTTACAATTCCTAATATAAAATGTTAAAGTTTAACTAATGCTAACACGTAATAAAATCAATAAATAATACTACATTTTAAGTCCTAATATCGCAAAACCTTTTTCGAGCCCATATTCACCACCTCTGTATATGTAGGTTATTTCCTTAACAGTCTCAAGGTGGTTATATTTACCATTGTGATATCCTTGCAAGTGTAAATAGTCTCCTACTTTATAATCTCGGTCATCCTTTCGTAATTCAAAGGTTTTGCTACCGTCAATCACTGCCAATAAGTATTCATTTTTAATTTTAAGTTCGTGTATCATAATCCGTATTTTTTACTGTTCTTATTACTATTCGTTAACTACAAGCACTAACATCTTGTTTAATTTCAAGTTCAGTACTTGTAACCGCAAAAAATAAATTCTGCAATTCGTGAACATATTTCATTGGCACAAATCTATTTTGCCATTCACCGTGCCATTAGTTAACACTGTATAACAATAATTGCTTTTTTTATCGCTTTTAATTCGGCTAGTTTTTCATTTGCTTTTTTTGATAAATAATTGTCGCTACTTCCAATATAACCGTCTAATTCATTTATCATTTCATCTAAATAAGGTGTTTCCAGTTTATTTTCAAATTTATTAAACCTATTTATCACTGTTGTATATTCATGCGACACTTTACATATATGATTATCGTAATCATCAAGTTCATCTACTGTTTTGTCACATTTTTCAGCATACCATTTTTGTACTGTAATAAAATCTGTCATTCTTTCTTTTGTTTAATCGTTAAAAATCTATCATATCCAAAACGTTATTGGATTCTATCCACTTTATATACTTGTCACGTATGATGTTCAGTACCATTTTTTCATTATCACTTATCCAATACTCACCACCATGGTATAAGTTCGCTTCCGTAATTATTATATCCACGAGCTGTACTTGTGCGGTAGTCATTACATTTATCGTGAAATCGGATTCCAGATCGAACGACAGTAATAGATCGATCTGTCCATAGTTCAATTTATGTGGCCGGTGAATTCTGTTATCCATTATATTTCATTTTACCCCACTAAGATACAAAAAATATTCTACATATCCAAGTGAATTATGTTAAAATCTATTATTTGATTATATAAGGAGTGTAACGGTGTATCGATCTTATCCATTAACTTTATTGTTCTTGTTAACAAGAAATTTTTTTTGTACCCGCCTTTTTCGTTGATAGTTCGATATTATCATCTGTTGTGGTACTGCCATAGAACAGCGTTACAGTACGCGTGGACTGCGCCCTCGGTCATTCCACTACTATGACAGTGTTGTAGGTGGATGGGGTTCTTTAAGAAGAACGGTGGGAACAATCTTAGATCTATAGGCAACGATAGTACATCTTCCTTGGGACCGGATTCCAACGGATTTCCACAGTACAGACATTCCCCCGACTGTTCCACGATGTACTGTTCACGTACCTCCCTTCGCTGCCATTGGGCTAACTTATCGTAATCCACCGGTAATTTATATTTCATCGATTTTCGAGTTCCTTAATATTAAACCATAGTGTTCCGATTTACGAATAGTCATCTCCCGGTGGCGTTCCTTGATGAACGACAGACATGTGGGGACGAAAACACCTTCGGTCGGGTATCCCTTTTCCTTCAAAGCTTCTGTCCATAACGAGGATGCTATACTCATAAGATGTCCGTACCCTAAATTTTCGCCGAGTTCCTTGACTGCTCGGATCTCATCACGTAATATTTTATCTCTTTTTTCTTTATCCATTATTAATTATTAATTAGTTATACTATGTTGTGGATCAACCGTAGAATCCATACATCCGTCATCTCGTACATTCCGCATACATATACAGCTGCATCCTCGGTATCGTAGTACTTGATGTTACCATCGAAATCCTTCATGTGATCCATTGTACGTAGATCTATGATAACGTATTGTCCTTCCATTGGTTTTTATTATCCCGCGGGAACGATAATAGTACCAGCAGGATGGCCCATAATAGAAATGCCCAAGATACTTAATACTACGAATCCGACCTGAATCAGATTGAAAAATGTTTCTTCCATAATTATTCCCTGTTACAATTTATTATTATCTTTTTTGCTCATATACAGTTCCCTTGGATAAGTGATCCCGATGGTGGTTCAACCATTCGGAATCGTTACCATCGTAGTATCCGGATGTGATTATCGTATGGATCCTACCCATCAAATAAAACTTGTCACCGGCCGTTCCCGTATTGGATGCGACCGCTTTCAGATACTTTCGTTGTTTATCCGTTAAATTTTTTATGTTATCCATTTTTACCATCACGATATGCATATCCCAATGTGAACCCCAATATACATCCACAAAAAAAGTTCAAAAGAATACAGATGAATACGTTCCAATCCATTATTTCTGTTTTATTAAATTAATACCGGCGAAACCTTCGTATACACCATTTTACTATTTCGATTACCCACATTACGAGGATATATATCCCGATACCGTTTATTATATATCTTATTATTTCCATATCCATCTAATAATCATCGTAATATCCATATGGTAATCGTGGGTTATATTCACAATCATAGGTCATGGGTTTTTTTCCAGCTACTGTAAACACATACGCGTTTACGTAAACGCGTTGCAATTCGTGGTAGTATTCAAGCCTCAACTGATTCAGGGATTCACGTTCAGTTGAACTATATACTTCCCTTTTCAGAATCATATGGATAAAATCGGAGTTCGATTTCCGTACGGCCGAATTTGATGAATGCAGCCCGCGGATGTAGCGAGTGTCGCGACGTATTATACTGTCGAGTACATTCAATAGTTTTTTAATGTCATCATCGACCGTGTGAATCCATGGGTTCGTCATATTGTATTTATTTAATATTAAAAAACTTATCTAGTCCCACCTCCCGGAACGCGGTACAGCCTGTAACTTCTCCAACTCAACAATGTAATGTTTTTGTAGTTCGTTCAGTAACACTTGTTCGAGGGATAGTATGGATTTTATCGGTTATGGATTTACGATCAATTTCTGGACGGACTGGAGCTGTCCGGGTTAGGTGTTGTAGTAGTGCCAATGCCATATCTATTTTTTTGTCGATTTCGTATACGGGGATTTTTTTACTTCCATAATTATTAATCCTACTAAGGTACTAATATACTAGAATTCCTAATTTAATATGTTAAAGTTTAAGTAATCCTAGAATTCGATAGATCGGGTGGATTATCCCAAGCCTGTAGATCGTGTCTCCAAATTTCTCCGTATGTGTTTATCCATTCAGCCTGCTCATGGTTATATTCCCCTGTGTACAAAATTTCCCGGAGGACCGGTGCGTACTCGTTCTGTACTACATGCTGTATTTTCTCCAAAAATATTCTTTGTTCCCTTGTTAGTTTCATTCTGATTTCGTTATTTTACAGTTCAATTTTTTATACCAATCGACCTTACATGAGTTTATCCATAAAGCATCGGAAACACTATATTCCCCGGTCTGCAGAATATGTGTAATCCTGTGCTGCCCTAGGAAGTAACTTACTTCGTTTTTTATTTTCACCAAAAATATTCTTTGTTCCGGATTCAGTTTCATTGTGATTCCGTTATTTTACGGTTCAATTTTTTATACCAAACGACCTTACATGCGTTTATCCACTTTTTTTGTTGTGAGTTATATTCCCCGGTGTTTAATATTTCAAGAATTTGTTCCTTGAAGTTCTTGACCCTCACTACGGATATTACCTCCCGCAAAAATATTTCCTGTTCCGGATTCAGTTTCATTTTATTTTCGATTACCTTACTAATTTAATATGTTAAAGTTTTATTCCAAACCGTGATACATAATCCATGATTCCCTCAATCGCATAATCGTCCGTACATCCCTCCATGCATATAAATCGATATCAATAGTCAGACTTGGTAGAATATTCCGATACGTGTCATCCAACGTATCGGATATGAACCCGTGTCATTTCTTTTTTCATAACAGTTCATTTTAATCCCATATCGGGATAATCGGTATCGAGGTACTAGATGTACTGTCGGTACTATCTGTACAGTGTCGGTACAGTGACGGTACAGTGCACTGTACAGTGACGGTGTAGTGACGGTGTAGTGACTTATGGTTCACCATAAAGCATTCCCGTGTACTTATTTAACAGAAAAGATCTGATGAGTGAAAAAATAGCCCCCACATATAAACGGGTATTACCCACGCCACTTCCAATTTTTATTTTGTTGGTTACAAACAACCAGTCCCCCCCCTCCCCGATATTATTACATCGTGGATCTAGCCAAGATGTATGTTCCCTACAGTAGGAAAAGATCCACGACCATGCCTACGGATACGATCGAGAAGAACATTATAATATAAATAACTCCATCGAACTTTCCCATTTTTTTATCCGTCGTTCGCATCGTCATGAGTATTGTCAATACAGTCCACAGTACTATTATTAGTGTCATCATCCTATTTTAATTTATTTTATTGTTATGTATCAGTATGTATTGTCCGATAATCCCAGGTCCACTAGATCACGGGTAGCTCTTATCCTGTTCGTGGATATGAGTCGATCGGTATCGATCAGGTCTATTGTAACCATGGCCTTTTCCATACTGATGTATTTTTTGTTCAAGAACCGGTTCAGCTTTTTACTTGTCTTTATGATGTGTACCATATCCGGGTACTTCTTGCTTGGTATACTTAGTATGGTTGCGCCTTGGTATTTGGTAATTGAGCTATTATTTTTATTTGTACCGTTATCCATTTTCATTGTCCTTACTTTATTAGAATTTCTTTACCTCCGTAATCCGGACATCACATTCGAGGAACTTCTTTAGCCCGTCTATGGTACGTCCAGCTTTACCTATCAGTAGTCCCGGCCGTCTTAAATGTACCATCAATACTTTTTTCTTTTCATCGTATTCCAATTTACATACCCCCATTGAGTAGGTACACGGATGGCCATCTTCGACTGGACCGAATCCGTAGCCGCCGTCGAAATATATTTCGAACTCATTTTTTACACGATCTGAATCTTTATTTGTTTTCATCCTATGATAATAATGATGTATCTACCAATTTCATTATGATAGCTACCGTTAGTGAAATTGTACCCGTTATGAATACCGTTGCTAAAAATACGGAAGTCCAGAACAAGGCGACCTCGGTATTTGTAATTTTATCGTTCAATCCAAAAAAAGAATAAATAGTCATATTATTTAATTTATAGGTTAAAGTTTAAATTTGGTACTATACCTTATAGTAGTTATCGGATTTCTTTACCATTTCCATTCTTTCTTCATGGGAATACATAAGAGTTATTAATGCCTGGTGTAAGATCCAATCTTTTGCTTCTGCTTCATTTTCTTTCGATTGGTATTCTTTTTGAACTTGTGGTATTGTTAAAAGTTCTTTTGATCTCTCTATTACCTTGTTATTCATTTCTTGATCTGTCATAATTTCTATCTCTTTTTCTATTACCTTACTAAAGTACGAAATCTAATTATCAATTCCTAATTTAATATGTTAAAGTTTAAATTTGGTACTATACCTTATAGTAGTTATCGGATTTCAAAAATTGTTTCCAATCGTTTTCGGTGTTGTATTCTTCCGTGTCAAAATCATCTTGACTGGTTGGGAAGGTCCTATATTTTACGAAGAACTTACCATCGATGTATTTTCTGATCGTAAAGGTTCTCTTACTTTGGTTGGAAGTTACTTTGATCGTTTCTTTTTGAGTTTTCATAATTTCTATCTCTTTAAATATTACCTTACTAAAGTACGAAATCTAATTATCAATTCCTAATTTAATATGTTAAAGTTCTTAAAATAAAAATGTCACTCAATATAAATAGGGTGACATTTTTGATCGTTATTAACAGAATTGGATCTTATGCCAGATTTTGTTTTATTTTTATAATATAATTATATTCACTGTGGCCAAAATATGGTGGATCTTTATTATTCACATCGATTATTATTTATTGAATATAACTAATCCACTTTTTTCGGATTTCGTTTAATTTTCTTCTCTGTCTACTTCTATATCTATCCGTAATATACACAGATCTTAATAAATTCACTTCGGTTTCGTCCAAGGTATCCAAGAACCATCTAGAAGTAAACATTATCATTACCAATTTATGAATCGGTGAAAACTTTTCTATTATCATATCTTATCTGGAAAATCATCACTCCGTGATTCCAAGGTATCCGCGATCCTCTTTAATTGTTTAACAATATCGGTCGCTGCGTGAGTCATTATACTTTGAAAATCCTGTTCTGCTCGTGTCATAGTTATGAATTCATTATTGTTAAAGCCTTGTTTATCTTTACATCGGAAATACTATAACTCTTAATGGTTTCGATAGCCTTTTCAAGTGATACCCTGCCACCACTATATTTATCGGTAGTTGTGTACTCCCTAATCATAGTAATAATACCTGGAACAGAACCGAAAGAAGGACTATTAACGACGGAAACGTATTTTACACCCATTTCTATCGTCGTTCCCTTTTCTGATGTATATTCATTACTGTTCATTTCATAAATATCTTCCATTGAATTGAAATGGCCGTATTTGAACATTCCTGAAAATGAAAGAACATCATTATAAATTTGTGAGGGAACACCGTTTCCAATCTCATCACTTAAATTGATAGTAACCGCGTTACCCATAGAGAATGATTCCGAAGTTGAAGAAACAACTACTTTTGGATATTTTTTCTTAATATATTGTTTGATAACCGATGCGGCGGCCACGTGGTTCAAATCGATAAAAGGATTTGGAATAGGTTCACCCCTATAATTCTCTGTTTTTAGATACTTGGAAGGTAATGTAAATTCTTCGCCGATCAAGTTAAATTTAAATTTTTTAGTATTCATAGTTTTATATTTTAAGGTTAATGGGGTGTTATCCCCTCTTTTTCCATTACCTTACTAAAGTACGAAATCTAATTATCAATTCCTAATTTTATATGTTAAAGTTTAACTGTATCCGATTGTTAAACTCATTGGACCAATGTCTTTAACATCTCACGGTTCTAACCATCACAACTGATTCCAAATTTGTAAGTTAGTTCGCTACGTTCACAAAAGTTTTCAGCGGCTTTTAAGCTTTTAAATTCTCTTGCAGGGTATTTACAATCTTTTTCAATATCCCATAGTTCATAAGTTTTCGTAAACTCGAAATAATCGATTATAATTTTCATGATTTCTATTCTCTAGTTGTCATTTTATGTCCTAGTTATGTAGTAACCAATAAGTTCCCAGCATCATCATAGGTTTTGACTTTTGCAGCCTTGGTTACTGTTGGCAATTCGTTCCAACTCTTAACGTTAATTTGTTCTGATATCATAATTTCTAGTTTTTAGTTATTATTTTTTCACCCCAAAGGTTTCCTTCTTCGAATAGTTGTTGCAAATCTTTAATAGTTTGCTCGTCATCGCCGGTAAGTTCTTTTCCTGATCCCTCAAAAATTCCCATTTCCAATTTACGTGTATCCACATAGTTCCAAAATGTCCTCCCGTTTTTATCTACGGTTATTTCAACATCGTATTTTTTAATTAAATAATCCCATGCTTCTTGTTCACTAACTTTCAACGCCTTCGATGTATCTTCCACGTCAAATTCCCATCCTAATCTTTGTAGATCCATAATTGAGACCATTGCCGTAAAGTTTTTTCCTAAGTTAAGTTTTTGTGTTTTCATAATTTCTATTCCTTTTCTTATTACCCACGAAAGTATGGAATCGGTTTTACAGTTCCTAATCCGATATGTTAAAGTTTTGTTAAAGTTCCGATATGTTAAAGTTTTGTTAAAGTCTTGGTAGTACCAATATTTTGTCGTATCTTTATAGTGGAAATGGGATGGGAGGTCCGAAGGGGGGAGGGTGCTCATCGCTCAAGTTTTTAACATAACTTTAACATATCTTATTTGGAAATTACGAATATTATTCGTACCTTAGTAGTGGAAACACGGAGTGAGGCCGGGAGCCGGCAGGGTGCTCTATACCCGTTTAAAAAGGAAAAGAGCATCAACGCAAAGATACGGATTATTTTTGTAACGACCAAATCCGTACCGGTTAAAATTATGTTAAAAATTATATGTTAAACTTGTGTTAAAGTTTTGGTAGTACCGATAATTATCCGTATCTTTATAACGAAGATAGGGTGGGAGGCCGGTAAGGGGGGAGGGTGCCTTATATTCTGTTTTTTAAAAAGGAAAAGAGCATCAACGCAAAGATACGGATTATTTTTGTAACGGCCAAATATTAGTTATCGATAATATCTATAATACGTAAACTTTAACATATTATAATTTTAACGTTTGTACCTGTCGGTATCATGTGAACCCAATGGACACGGTGGCTCCGAGCGGTAATGGCTCACATATAACGTTGGGAATATTTTAACATATAGATTTTATCTATGGTGTTTATAACGTTGGGAATATTTTAACAGAACATTGGGTATTGTTCCCAACGTTATAAATTTAGTCTGGGACGCCAACATAAAGATACGGATTATTTTTGTAATAACCAAATCCGTACTAGTTAAAGATATGTTAAAATTTTAGGTGTAACGCACTCTCCCACCTCAAGTCCTCTCTCCTCGTTTCCACTATAAAGATACGAAGATTATGTGTGATTACCAAATCGGGAGTGTTAAAGTAATGTTAAAGTTTTGTGATAGTTGCGGTGGGCATGTAATCCAAAGGTACGGATTATTTTTGTAATAACCAAATCTGTAAACGTTAAAGTTTTGTTAAAATTTTAATGGTATAGCACTCTCCGTCCTTCGGGCCTTCCTTCCGATCTTCGTTATAAAGATAAGGATAATATTAGTGATAACCAAATACTGAATGTTAAAGTAATGTTAACTTTCGTCATCGTTCGCCTTCTTGAACAGTTCAGCGAATTTCAACCTACGTTGTTCATCGTTGAATTTCTTTTGGTTCATCTTGGTAAACGCTTTCTTGGAACGTTCCTTTCCAGGTGGTATCGGTTTATCGTACTTATCGAGTATCTGTTTTGCTTTCCTAGGATCCATAGTTAAGGTGTTTACCATAAATATAGAAATTACCGTTTTTTAATTAGACACGGAATATAATTATAACTTCCAAATAAAAAGTGTTAAAGTTTTGTTATAGTAATTCCTTACGTAGTTCTGCTGATATTACATGATAGGGTGTTGTAGTACTTTTTCCCTGAAGCTGAGTTTGGTACGGTTTACCTTTGTTGCTTTCTCTTTCTTTACCGACGATATGGGCCCTTCGTACATATTCAGGTTTGGCGCTTTCTTTGGTTTATCACACCTAGGATATTCCCTAATGTAGGTATAATCAGTTTCCATTATTACCATATGCCATAATCTATTACGTGCACGGTTATTATGTGCACGATTAGTATTCTTACTCCATCGTGTATGTTTATATACTATTGATATGTGCAATTTGGTACACAACCCTTATCGCATTTACATTCAACCTGCACCTGTATAGGCTCAGGTACGCCACAGCATCCGTATTCTCTATAATTACCACAACAGTTAGCCTCTATTTCAATAGTCCATCCCTGTCCTTCACAAACACTGCACATGACACTTGGTATAGTGCATTGCTTGGTTTCTGCTTGTTTATTATCTGTATTCATAATCCAAAGTTTTTTATTATTAATTAAGTTCGTTCTATAAGGTCACAACGACACCATACCATAACCGATATCTGTATATAAATATTATGAAATTTCATTTTGATAGGGTATACTACCAATATAATTTTTCAAAAATAAATATTTTTGCTATCGCACATGGCACGATTTTAAATATTTAATATCGTTTATGCTCAAATATGCTACTGAGCACCGTTTAATTAGCCATTTTTATTTTTAAGTATTTTCATTTTGACATACTAATATTTCTATGTTGGTACTGTTGGGAATATTTTAACAGTACTGTTGGGAATATTTTAACAGTTCGGACCGGATAGTCGATGCAAAGATACGGATAATTATCCGATATATCATAATTTTAACAAAACTTTAACATATCAATTTTAACATAATTTTAACAAAACTTTAACATTTCAATTTTAACAAAACTTTAACATAATGTTAACATATTAAAAACGATTTTAAAGGGTTCTAAGGGGTAGATGTGTGTAGGTGGGGGTAGGGTATGGGTTGGGTACAGTTCGTTCAACCTAGGTTATCCTAGGTAGGTACATTGACGTATGTATTCGTACTTTTATATCAATCCAAACTCGATACATTTCGGACCAGTGGCCAGAGTGTCACATTGTGGTGGTAGTACCACTATGGCATAGTGGCATAATGTGTCACAATGTGGTGGTTTTGTATTATTACATACTTTCATTGTTTGAGTACTTTACCCACCGTACCGATTTTTATATCATTTTTAACACAATAACCACTGTCCCTAAAGGATTTTAAGGAGTCCTGATATATGTTCCTTATACTGTTTGACCTATTGATTGTATTATAGGTATGTGTATTATATTACTCTAATGTATTATTGTTCTTATTGTTCTTATTGTTGTTCTTTGTCCTTAGTGAGCTATTATTTGTTTTGATACCGATGTCGGACATTTCTTTAAAATGAATATTTCGGGATCAGTAATATCCAAATGGATTTGATTTGCTATATTGGATATAGGGTTTAATTACAGGTGTATCCTTTGTACTCAATTCTATGATACGGAGATGTAGATCTCTGATATCGTTATTAAGGAAATGTTTTTGGAGTGTAACATACGTCCCTGTTTCCAGTATCGAATGTAGTACATCGATGCACTGTCGTATCTCGGTCCCTGGCATTTTTAGTGTATAACGGTTCTTATCCGATGATATATAGGATAATATATCGTGTAGGTATTCGAATTGTTCCGGTTGTAGTCGATATGATGTGTTCATATGATAGATTCGTTAATTTTTATTCCATACAGAATTTGTGGTATCTCTATTTATACCGTTTATATTTTATTATAGTCTTATATTATCCATTATTGGTTTGTTAAGGTACGAATCGTATTTTAGAATTCCTAATTTAATATGTTAAAGTTCTTCTTATGTTCCCCTTTTCCTTGGTAATCTATTATTTGTTTTGATACCGATGCTGGATATTTTTAATCGGTCTGATTTTTTATTGTGATACCCAAATCTTGTAACACACCTTCAAGTTCCCTTAATTGATTTTTGCCAACGGGGGATCTATAGTAATTTTTTTGGATCGAAATGTATTCGTTCTGCATCTTTATATATTTATTTATTTCTTCGATAATGGATTTCTTATCATACCCAAGTATAATTATTACCTTTCGGTCACCATTGACCATTATAGTGTCTCCCAATTTTCTATGAATATTAGTCCTGTAATATTCAGCTGATATTATGAGGTTATCTATTGATGGTATTTCATTATTATCCTGTAGAGTACCTACTATTAAATGACATCGATTTTTTGCATTGGCCATCAAATTATTTTTTAAGATTTAACTTTACTCACAATTTTATAAATTTCTTATATTCCATACACATTACGGTTTCACGTATTTCATTTAATATGGTCTCCTCGGTGTGATTATATCCTCCACATAAAAGTGTATTCACGATTGTATGTATGTCCGATTCATATATCAGTAGTTGAAGGTTGATATTCTTACTATATTCCATTAATAACTGACATAGGAATTTCCGTTGAATACACGATAAATTCATACTTGCTGATTTATGGGAGTTAGTGCATATATCTATTATACCTGTCCTTTATAATTGATAATCCATAAAATTCATTTATTCCAAATACATATAATCGTGTCTCCATGATCGCGATCATGCTTCTAAGATTTCCAATATTTGGAATTGTTCGTACAAAAAAATAATCACTCATTTATATTACGTTTCTAATATTCTTAACCACGTTCATTATCCATTTTTTCATTTATTGCATCGGATATGAACTTACCCAATCTATCTTGGAATGCATTGGCATCCTTAAAATTTACCTTGCCCTTTCCACAAGAGAACATTTTTTGGATAGAAGCGTATCCCCTCACTTCTCCGATCGGGTGATTACTACCATCAAGGTTGATACCCCAAATATATCCGCTATCATTATCAAATCCGGTTGTATGACCTATAAAATTAATTATATCTTTAGTGTCCATGTCTTTTACGTAATTTTTCATCTAATATTTTATCTGAATAGTATTCTGCCATTCCGTTTAACAATTTGCTCTGTGATGTGTGATATAGGTTTTCTGATAGTATACCGTTGAGTTTTCCACACAGAATACGTGTATCCCAGTGATCATTATTTATAATTACGGACCGGGGGTTACTCCCGTATGTATTTTTCGATAGATATGTATAACATTTTTCCAAATAGTATTTCTGTTCGGATGATAAGCGCATATACTCAAAATTATAGTCGACAAGATCAGACAAATCCTTCCGATTTACCCAAATACATTTACGATCATCACTTATAAATTTCAATGGATTGAGTGAATCTATGATTACATATGGGTAGACACGTCCATCTGGATCGTAGAATTTTCCTGTACCCGCATGGTACGCTACCATTTTACCTAGTTCGAATTTCATTTGTTGTACTTATCTATTTTCTATCAGCTATACTAATGTACGGATAATAATTATAATAAACAAATTTAAAATGTTAAAATCCTATATCCAACTATTTACATTGTATGCTTTATTTGTATATAGATTGGGGCCGTATTGTGGGTAATCCCTATGTACAAAATAATTTATCAATACATCGGTCTTTACATTCCTACTTTCCCAACTCCAATTACCCTCATCATCTTTTGTTGGTTGAGTTTCTACAACACATTCGATACCGAAGGGGCCGATAACTTCATAATGGGTATCACCTATGGATACATTTTCTACTATTACATCTCCCTTTGTTCTTGTTATCGTCTGTTCCATAATCTAATTTTTATTCGTTTGGATTTCCACCAATCTTTATCTTTAGTTTTATACCGAATCCATATCCCAAATATTTTAATAAAAGTGAAATCAGATTGTTTGAACATTTGAAATAAATTTGGAGCTATTATCCAAATTTTTATATTTCCCATTATTTTAATTCGATATACATTTCCTTCAATTTTTCTATTGAAGTATAAGTTACTGTTTTACCGGATTTTATACCATATTCAATTTCTGCGTTTACTCCGGTTGAATTTAAAACTTTATCAAATCCCTCCTTTGGTGTCAGTACATAAATTTCATCGGCCCAATCTATATATTGGCAATCAATTTCTTTCCAAAATTCCCAATTTCCCGGTACATTATATCCATCAATTTTAGTTAATGGGTGACAGTGTGTTATCGGACTGATAACATTGTATCCACAATTTAACAACAAAAGAGTTGCTAGATTCGCCTGTTCATATGCACTATCTTCCATGCCTGTATATGGTATCGCCAGATATATTTTTATCATTGTATTTTTTTATAATTTAATGTGAATGAATGATATAACAGCTATAATTAATAGCATAAATAGTATTTGAGTTACCAGTAGCCAATTTACTTTTATTGTATTACCACCCATCTTATCTATTTTTTCTTATTCTTCGTTTACTACTATCTATTTCCAAGAATATAAAATAATCGTTAACGATCAAATTATTCGGTATTAATGTTTTTTTTTGTTTCATTGCTCTATCATAGAATTCCATTGCTTTTTTTCGATTATTACCAAACTCCCTATCTATGAATATTTTTTTAGTACTTGTGTTCCCGGAACAATCCTGAACGGATTTGGTTCTTCCGAATTCATCTTGTATCTGGTTGTACTCTGGACAATCATTGAAAGTTACACTAATTAATGTCCACGATACGATGTAAATCCACTCTTTCATAATTTAATTCTGTTTATCTTACTTAACTAATATACGAATTATTATCGGAAATACCAAGAAAATTATGTTAATATTTTTTTGAAATTTGATTGTATTATACCAATATCCTGTACCATCAACTGGGGTTTCATTTATCTACACTTCTCAATAACTTATGTATGGGACCATCTATACGTTGGACATCATCCATATTAACTGTAAATGGATACTGCCTACTATAATATACAATCAATACCTTTCCAGTACCATCACACATACTACAGTTTCCCCAACTCCAATCACCTCCTCGGCCGGCGTGGATGAATTTCAATTTTCCAATACCCTTGCAATCTTTGCAAATTTTTACTTCTTCCATTTCGTTTATATCTCAATTTATTATAATTACATTATTCGTTTTACTTGATCTATTGTCGAAATTTAGATTCATCCTCTGTATCATAGTATCTATTTGTTGATGAACAAAAATTTTAGGTGCTCGGTTGGATGGCACCAATCCTGCACGGTACATCGTGTTATTAAAATCCTTTACGTGGTTTAGGTTCAAAAGGTGTCCTATCTCATGTGGTACTGCGTTTGAATAAATAGCGGATTCCCGTACCATCATATTCCCAAGTACTGGATATGCATACCCAATTAAGTTCCACCGCATGAACCTATTGGGAATTACAAAAAGATTCAATTCGGAAAAAGAATCCGTGATTCTTGGTACGATAAAAAGAGTAGAATCGTTTCTGAACCTTTCCGGGAGATTCTGTCCTTTTCTCAATATGAATTGAACACTTATACCATGATGGTTGAAATAATCACAATTTACCTCACGTGTCAGTTTACCCAAATCCAGTAATACGCCATCCATGGGATATACATTAACCACCAATTTTGTAGGTTGAACCGAATCACATCCCAAGAAGGGTGTATCATCATGTTCATCATCACATGATCCCATTATAATCAATAAAATAATAAATAGTATTCGTTTCATTTTACTTATGAGTTACCTGATTTATTGAAATACCAATTTCCCAAGAATCATAAAACATTTTGACTTTATTTTCCACTTATGAAATTTTATTTATACGTTCCCTGATTGTGGTCAGGGTGGTTCTATTGAAAAATTTGCCGTTTTCATATATAACCCGTAGTAATCCATTTTGTTCTTCTTCATTGGAACATTCCGTCGTTACTACATATTCACCATCCACCTCGTCAACTCGAACTTTACCTTTTAATGATGTCTTAGTACCATCATCCGTTGCGGGTTCTTTGTAGATATTATACTCTTTACCATCCGCAACGAACCAAGATCCTTTAACTGCGTATCCGAATGTGTCCCTTGTATTGAACTGATATGTAAATGAACCGATTCCCAATACTATATTAGTACAAGCGAATCCCTTTGATTCCAACCTCTCATAAATTTGGATTTGTCTATCCAAGTTGATACTATCACCATAGATTGCACCAATGTGGGAATCTAAAACCTTGTAACCTTGTTCGTTTGTAGTTCCACCAAAGATATCCCAAAGTATTTCGATTACACCTTTATATTCAGGTGGCTCACTTCCGACACCCACAAAAATATCACCGGAGAGTTCGGACTCTATTACTGTCGGATTACTATTTAATCCACATATAATATCTACAGGATCACCACTATCGGGTCTGATTACCAACTTTCCATCACGAGCCATTATTTCATCTTTTAATCTAGGTACAATTTCAGTTATTACAGTAAAAAGATCGAATGTGTCACTCACCAAACTTAATATTCCTTCTGGGAATTCTTCAATCATTTCTTTAAAAAACTGGTATTCGGCAATAAGCCTCAATTTATTATTCATTGTTATTATTTTTAAATTTATTATATTTTTCTATAATATGATTGTAATCCCCCATTTCTAATTTTGATAAAATTTCAAATATACGAGTAGTCGATACCGAATGTTCGGATGCGTTTACTGAATTGATAGGAACTCTACGTGAACCATCTTCGTTGAATTTTGGTTCATCGTAAAAATACCTTGCCGCGGGGATTACCGATAATGTATCAGATCCTCTATGTGAAAGTGAATGACCTAAACCGGATGCGACCATTGAAAACGGATCCATTCCCCTTGCAGAAAAATCATGACAAAGATAGTCTGCTAACCAGATATTATCATAATCGGTTTGTAATATCCACTCTGTAAGATTTCGTCTATATTGTAAAGCAATGGTTGCACTAGTGGAAGACTTCCAAGTTAACGAACTTATAATAGTTTCTAAGTATAATGTTAACCAAGCATATCCACTAACTGTATTAATAAATGTCATATGTGGGATATTCGGTAAAGTTTCGATTCCCTCCGGTAATGATTTTACGCGTATAGGTAAGTATCCTAATTTGTGAAGTTCCTTAAAATGTTCACCATCGTATGGTAACATCAAGTATTCCGACATATCATTCGAAAAATCCAATGCATCTTCTTCACTTAATTTGAAAAAGTTTTCTTGGAATTCATCATGCAACCATTGCATTGCAAGTTGTTCACCGAATACTACTATTTTATTAACTCCTTTGGGGGCGTGTTTTAGTGAACGTGGTATTAATGTGCCGTACAAAAATTCGGTATTTTTTGCTAACATTCTCTTGTGTCCGACTTTGTATCCATCGGATAGAAATAGACTGTTCGGTTTAAACATAACTTATTTATTTTTAATTAATTAATTATCCATTCTGGAGTTTCTCTATTTTTCCAAGTATGAATCGATTGTTTTTCCATATTATAATATTTTCGATATGAATCTATTGGATTTTCTGATTTACAATATGTCGGCATTGCCATCGCAAATGGAGTTAATCCCATATCCGGAATATTCGGTAGTGGTAAAGTTTTAATCATATCATATGATTTATGATTAACAGATTTATTGTATCTAAATTTATATTCATCATTCAATTTCTCCGATAACTCACGTAACCATTTCCAATTACTAAGTGATTCGCGGGCCCATACGGTACATGGATGATTTTTGTGAGTAATTTTATAACCAATATCATGTTCAGTTGTCATCCGTACAGTTGTACTCAATAATTGGCCGTACTCCAATATCATTTTTATTACGTGTTTATCAACGTGATATGCCGCACACTTTTTTAAATCAGAATCCAATACAAATATATTCATATCTTATTTATTAGAACGCTAATATACGAAAATTAAATGATATAACCTAAATACTCTTTAAGTATATTTTAATAATAAGAGGGTAGTATAATTTATGTTTTTGACCAAGTATAACGGCCCTGGTATTTAGGTATATTCTGATTATCAGCAACTTTTTTAGTGTGTGGATTCAAGTCATCTTCCGGGATTGTTCCATGTTTTATTTTTTGATGGTAATTAAAATCATGAGTTAGTTTGTACTGATCCGATGATACTATTTGGTGATCACTAAACATATCCGTGTTTTCTTCGATCCAGGTTGATTTACCAACTAGTGGTAACCCTGACATTATAACTGATATCTTTTTTATACTATAATTTTTTATATAATTCCTCCAATGTATTATGTAAGGGAATATCATACTTGTTACATACTATTTCTACGTTCCCTTTACGGTAAAACCCATCTTCACATACAACTACCACTTTTTTATTCTTTGCCTCTAATCCGAGTTCCAACAGTGAAATAGGTGCCTTTGAATCCTTGGTCAACACCAATATTACCAAATCCGCATCATCCAATCCTTTCAGTTCCCATTCTACTTGTTCCCTGAATTGTTTGTTTTCCATTGTCTGTTCCCATGAACTATCCCAATCATCACGACGTGGGTTTAGGATAATTACATCATTATGACCACCCTCCAATATTTTCTCGGTAACTTCTTTTTGCCAATCTCTTGCTTTACCCATATCTATTGCACCCGCAAGGAATATTAGGGTCTTGTCATAAATGTTCGGCCAGATTTCCGGTGCCTTATAAACTTTTTTCATATTTTTTCTTTCTTCATGAATGTTTTTGTGGAAATCTATAAATTCATCTATTGGAGGTGAATCAACTCCCTCTGTAGATTTTTCTACGTCTGACCAATCCTGTTTGAGTTTTTCTTCGGGGGTTTCATCAAAGTGTTTCCTCAATGCTTCAGTTAAATCTGTGATATTACTGTTTGTTGTTTTCATATATCGAACATCTTTATTACTTCTAAATTTTTAGGTCTTGCTGGTTGACCCTTTCTATCGGCCACGTAATAATCTTCGAACTTGCTATTTGTAGTAAATACTTTATCAAAATAATCAAATATGGTATCACTACCTTTATGGTTTTCGATTGTCATGTGTGAAACCGCAAGATATAATTTTCCACAATTCCGTTGTTTTAACAACTTCGATAATCCTTTAAATGTACCACCAAATACACAAATATCATCAACGATAAGAATATTCTTGCCTCCGAAATCATCCCTATCTATTATTTGGGATATGTTTGTTTTACCATTATCATATGAACGTGATTTGGATGCGGAGAAAGTTTCCCCATTCCATTTTATTTTATCACAAAGTTTCATTAGTGGTTTGTATCCACCAGCATCAGCTGACATTAAAATTAAATTGTTTTTCAATTCCAAATCGGAAAAATAGAATTCCTTACAAATACCATAATCACCACGGCATAATACGTTCATAATGAATTCTGAATTATCGAGGATAATAACATTATCCAAATACATCTCAACCACCTCTTGGTTATGTGGATGGAATATGATGTATTCCTTTACTGGGAGTGATTTAAGGAACTTTAATACAAGTTTTAAACCGTATGATTCTCCTCTGTCAAACCTTCGATCAGCCTGTGCATCTATGAGATTCGGAAGTCTTACATTAGGTTTAAAACCGTGTTCGGATATAAACGCATCTACATATTGATTCAAGTTCCACAAATCTTCATATGTGTTTACTCTAATTGTAAGCGGTTTAGTGGATGTCGTATTTATATATGAAGTACCATCCGGATATTTATTTAATTTATACATAACTTATTTATTTATGCGATAATGATAATATACGAAAAATATATTATAACTATGAGTGAACTACCCACCCACGCCAAAGGCGATGGGATGGGTTTTACGCTCCGATTTATAAAATATTTATTTTAAATCATCTCTCATTTCCATCCCTTAATTTTTTTGGTATTCGTTTTTCTGAAAATGGTAATCCCTCTAATTTATCCAGTTGAGCCAAGGATTTTATTTTTTTGGGATATTTTTGTTTTTTTGATTTCATTTTATAAGAATCTCTGTAATCTTTGGATCATAAATTCATAATATTTAATTTTACTATAAAATGATTCCCTCTGGTCGAGATCATCATAATATTCATGGAATGCCATCTGGCATTGTTTAATTTGATTTTTACTATCTTCTATTAGAGAACGGACACTTTGTTTATCTATCATAACTTTGTTTATTTGTTTAACCTAATATACGGATAATATTCGGGATAAACAAATTAATCCTCTATTAATGTTGTTTCACCATTCTCTTGGTTGTAGCTCGGGTGGTCACGATAATCATCTATTCCATCTTCGAATTCAACATCATTATACTGTTTCATATTTTTTATTTTTTAATGTAAAGTTTATCTTTGATTTTATCTGCCAATATGGGGCCTTTCCTGAATGCGTCGATTTCCCATAACCTATCTTCGTATTTTATATTACGAATATCTTCCCACTCATCATACTTGTATATTATACCGTGTTCATCGAACAATATTAATTCCCCGTCTATGTACTGTTTTAAGTGGATAAGTTCATGAGCGATTATATCGATATGTTCCGAGCGTGATTTGGTTTCCGTTATGAATATTATAAAGGAGTTTCCATCTCCAATGATATGTGCGAGTATGTCTAGTTCCTGTTCTTCAATTTTGGATGTTGCCGATATTTTACGTATAGTCACAAATACTGTATCTATCTCTAATATATTCAATCCAGCGTGAACGATGGTATCCAGATATGATATTTTTGTTTTGTTTATGGTTACACTTGTTCGAGGTATATCTATCGTTTGAAAGTACTTCACCTTGGATGGTATCAGTAATATATATCCAATTGTAATTAACAGTAGAACCCCAATTGTGATTCCTATTGTCCGCTTTAAACTATCCCTCATCTTATTTATTTTATGTATTCACCTATAAATATAAAATATAAATAATTAATAGAGGAAGCAAACTCGGATTGAATTAATTATTTGGTGGTAATTTGGATTTTGGGTCGCACCAAAATCCTCTATGATTGCATCGAACTTAAACCCTCGTACAGATTCTGGTGTTAGTACTTTTATATACTCGATATCACGTAAGGTAAATCTATTCATTGTGATGCTTGCAGGTTTATTACGGTATACCTTTTTGGCTACCCAATTTCTCCAACTCTCGTTGGAATCAACCAATACTGCAAATTTATATCTGTGGTTGTTCATTTATGATTTCATACAATTTTTTGACCCGTGCACACAACTCGTATTCTTCACTTTCCAATCCATATTCCATTATTTTATCCAAGGTAACAGATACGGATTTGAGCTTTACTGAAATATAATAATTGAACGATTTGTGATTTACCTCGCCTATTAATATTACACATAATTTACTATCAATGCCACCGTTAAGTATAACCTCACACCCATGTAGAAGTTCATGCATCATTGTCACCTTACCAATTCCACGTATCCATTGCACTATTGGTTCATCACCAAGGTAAACGGTCAACGTATCTGTAGATTTATCTAGTTTGATTTCGGAACTTTCCGATGAATCTGGTTTATCCGTTCCTGTCATATCTTGAATGATTTATCTTTGTCCGGGTGATGATTAATGTATATTTCACGAATTATGTTTAGTCTTGTTTGTATATCGGTACTATATATACTCAATCCATGTTCCCACATATCATATAGAAATTCAAAATCCGATTTATTAATTATATGTTGTCCTTTATCCACCGTATCCCAATACCATTTTATGAGTTCTAAAACAGCCTGTCTACGATCATCTGTCATTACATTATCTGCCATATTTAAATTTTTAATTTAAAAAAATGGGGAATATTCCCCATTCTTAGTGTAATAATAATCAACCTTAAAATATAGGAATCTTCGATTGAATATCATCCACATCCGTATCCTTCTCCTCGAATAACCTATCTTCTTCACCCATCTTAACGAACTTTTGGAGATATTGAGTAACATACGTCCGTTCGGAATCTACACCATCATTATCAAAGAACGGTAGAATCGCAATCTCTGCTGCTTCTACTAGATTAAATCCATCATAAAGTAGTCCACACATTTCAACCGATGATCGTGTAGAAACCATTTCTGTAAGTCTACCACCATCGATACTGGATTGTGTCCGTGTGTGTGATGCAATTTCAGCAACAGCGTTCAAGTCATTTTCATCAACATCGGGGTACATATACTTTAATAAATCATATTCTTGCTCCTTATCAAGAACATCCATTTCAATGGTAACAAATCTATCCATCATCGCCCTATCGATAACACGTGTAGATGTGTATTCATTTCCAATGTTAGCGGTAGCTATAAAAGTAACACCAGGGGCCACGTTTACGATGGGTGATCCTGGGGATTCATCTAATCGTAAATATCGTTGCCCCTCATCAAGGACGGTCATTAAGATATTCCAAGCATCAGGGTGTGCTCTTGAAAGTTCATCTAATAGTATCACAGAATCCGGAGTTTTGATTGCTGTGATAAATGCCGATTGGGAAAAGAAAGTTCCTCGCTCCTTGTCGAATTGGGTATTACCTACCAATGTAGCCCTTGGGTCTTGTGTTGCACCCAAGTTGAAATAAAAGTTTGGACGATCTAATGCCTTCCATAGTGAACGTGCCGCTAATGTTTTTCCACACCCACTCGGTCCAGTCATCATTATGTTCTTTGCCCTAACTGCCGAACGTACAAGATATTTCCATTTGAGTTCAGCCATTACCAATTCTTTTGGTTTTAAACTAATTGAACCGTTGTGGATAAAATCCTTTACTTCATCGTGGGTCTTGGGTGTTTCACGTTGAATGGTGCCATCCTCACTATTCATTGGTACTACCAAATTATCAAATGCTTCCATACTTACATCCTTTTTGCTCATAATTTTAAAGTTTAAGGTTTAAACGGGGTATTGCCCCTCATTAATTATTACTATATAAATATACGAATTGTATTTTACAATTACTAATTTAATATGTTAAAATTTACTTTTTCGATAAAAATAAATTGTTCATAGTCTTTGTGATTTGTCCCACATTGGTTACATCAATAAATCTACTCGATTCACCATACATAGTAGAGAAATTTGTGTGTTCGGTTCTCGGTGATCCCGATACAAAGTATGAAAGTACCTTGATACCCTTTGAACGAAGTTTCTTAACTTGTTCCCTAGTGTGTTTTAGTGCGGCCGGGCCTGAATATGTGAATCCCTCACCACCATAGTATGGTTCACCATCGGAAATGTTAACGAAATATGAATCCATGGTATTACTACTTGGGATAAAATTCCTTTCAATTGCCTCAAAACACAACCCCTCTGGAGTTGTTCCACCTGGTGAGAAACATGGGAACATTTCCTTAACCTTACTAAAGTTGTCCACTCGTGAATCATATGCCATTATAATATACGGTAGATTATTACCGCCCGTCGTTCTAATACTCACCTGTATATCCAAGTTTTGAATCATATTAACTGCCTTACATAGTGCAGTCACATTAGTAATCGTATTCCTCCAAGAGGGTCCGGACATCGATCCACTTGCATCGATTGAGAAGTGGAGATTCGCCTTGTTAAATTGGTCTAACTCATTATAGTAAAATACACTTTCGTTACCATAACCAAGTGATGAAATCATCCTCTTATCTATTTTTCCATTTTTCTGTCTATTGAAAACCGTATTTCTTGATTCAGAACGTACCTGCAGCTTTTTACCTAATCTGGTGCCAATCATAATTCCATCATCCACTTCCCTTTGGTACGGCCGTCTGGTGTCTCCATAATTTGAATTGATGGTAAGTGGGAATTCCGATGATTGTAGTAACTCCTGAGTCAGCTTCTTGATTACTATACACGTAACCCCTTGATTATTATAATTACCTTCGGGTTCGATTGAAGTACCAACGTTGTTGAGTTCAATTCCAGCTTCCTCCATTGCATCAAGTTGATTTTCATCAATGGTATCAAGTTGTTCTTTTTCAACCGTACCATCAAGGAACTTTTGTTGTGTCCTTATAGCTTCTTCTAGTGCATCACGTAAACTTTCATTAAACTTTTTGACTTCCAATCCACCTTCATAATCGAAATCACCACCATCTTGGGATTCATTCGTTTCGGGATTCCCATCTTTATCACCACCATCTTTATCACCACCATCTTGGGATTCACCCATTTCGGGTTCTCCATCTCCATTATCTTTTTTATTATCTGGTTGGGATTTTTCATTCATTAACGCCTTTATAACCGATTTATAGACCTCTATCGCGACATCGAGTGCATCACTACTTGTTTTTAATCTATCGATGGTGCCCAATCCGATTAACCTGTAAATCTCTCTAAGTTGTTTGAGTGCGGTAACTCTAGTTTTGGGGTTATGGAGATTGATAATCCTGAACATATAACTGTTAAGGGTTTCATCTGTATGTGTATCGGATACCAATGCTTCATCGATAACTTCGTTATTAAAGTACTTACTGTACATTGATTGATAGTAACCTCTATAACCCGGAGAAATAGAATAGATATAATTATCAATTCTCCTATCTTCGATCACGTTCCACAAATCCTTTATAATGTGTTGTACCTTGGAGGATATATATCCAACGTTTGCACCCAAATCATAACATTCCTGTGGTATGATCGAATCCAATTTTTTAAGAAGATCAAAGTCAGAAAGTTTAATGTGTGATCCCTCGTGAAGAGCCAATCCAACCGCAACATCAAAATCATCAGGAGAAGATATATTAGAACCGATAACAACCGTTTTACCATCTGTGTACGAATTGTTCTCACTTTCAAATTTTACTGATATAACATCGTTCGTGACGATATTAACAAAGTTTGAAACTGCCCTCTTAGCAGCGGCCATCTTGTATAATTCATTTGGCGATTTTCTGGTACCGAACGTAACCCCATCAACATCGATGTCATCAAAGAATTTATTCGACCAGAAACTTGAACTTGATTTTTTATTCATATTTTTATATTTAATCACTATTACCCTACTAATTTACGAATTTTAATTAACATATCCAAATGAAAAATGTAAAAGTTTACTAATTATCGTTCTAGATTACAAATTGATCCGAAGTTATCATCGAACACTTTGATTAAATTTTCATAATCACCAGACATCATTTCCTCAATAAGTTTATCGGTATCCAATCCCATTTGTTTACCCCAGTTGTTTGCGGTGCCCATCAGGAAATATGCGTTTCCCTCTGGTCCAGTTAAATCAATTGTTCTTTTGCCCCGTTGTCCTTTTTTAATTATTGCCATTTTGTTTATTTTTAATTATTGCCATTTTGTTTATTTTTGTACAAGTGAATTGTAAGTACACCCATCACGATCAGTATATACATTACCCTTTACATCGAAATTATCGTTTAAATATTTTGAATAATCATCAAATACTTTATTGAATTCCTCTGGTGATAATTGTTTTCGATATGATTGTAAATACCTATCCTCTTTGGTTAAGCTACCATAACAAAATATACTTTTCATCATACTTTCCATATCTTTGATAGAACTTGATTTTTTCATTTTAATTGTTTTAAGGTTTATTACTCTTTCAATCATTACTACTGTCAAATATACGGAATCATTTTTACAATTCCTAATTTAATATGTTAAAATTCAACACATAATGATTTTACAGTTCCTATATTATATTTCGGTTTCTATTTTACCTGTACCTTGACATATATGACATTCGTCCGGCACGGTATATCTATCCAACCAACCAACTCCATCACAAAATTCACAATCCAATTCTATTGTTTCCATGTCCTTGATTATTCCACTAATGTACAAAAAAAAATCGGAATATCCAAAGGATAACCGATTTATTTTCTAAAATTTTTAAGTTTCTTTTTAATGTATTTGATTGATTCACTTGGACCAATAAAACTACTGTATTTCGCATAGTATCCGATATTATCTGAATTTGATTTTAACTCCAGTTTTATATCATCTTTTTCACGTAGGTACTTTACTACATAACTCAATCGTAATCACCGAATTTGTAGGTATTTTTATCAATTTCTTTATAGAGTTCATCTAGTTCATCTCTTGCATCCTGCACCAAATCCCAGTTTGTATCATTAATTGCATCATCAATTATTGATGTAATATTAGCAATATTATCCAATATATCTTCCATTTATTAAGTTTTTTGTTATTGTACTTAAATATAGGAAAATTATTTTTTGATTAAATTTGAGTTTTTTAATGCTCGAGCAGTGGCAACCCATTGTTTACCAATATAATTGTATACGGGTCTTGATATAAACTTGTTAACGGATGATGTTACGGAATCTGCGATTGGTTTATAGGTGGTATTATCCACTATCTCAAAATTACCTCCGAATAATCCTTTGAATGATGTCAAATTAGATTGAACATCTTTCCAAATTTTAGTTACCAATTCCTCCGGCAATACCCTGTCCCTATTGTTATTACGTTCCAATGCAACTTTCAGTGAAGTGTTGACAAATACCATATAACAGTCATATCCTAGTTTTTCCGCATCCATCTTTTGTTTTTTAATTTTAGAAAAGTTATCACCCGTTCCATCTATTATCATACCCAACCTTCCTGCCTCATAAAAAGCCTTCTGTTTTTTGGTTAATGATTTGGCCTTCTCACGGATACCTCCGGGATTTTTTGTAATTTTATCCCAAAGTTCTGGATCTTCTTTTTCTATTTTGGCCAAATCGTTTGGGTTAATGCCGTTCTTTTTTAACTCGGATTCAAACACTGAGTCCGAATTTACGTTTTTTAATCCAGTGGATGAAAATGATGATTTTAGTTGTTTATCGATGCCGAAAATTTCCATTGCGGTGAATGATTTTCCACTTCCTGGGCCTCCCGCCATGAATACACATTTAAGAATTCCGGGATCATCGACTCCCTCGATTATTATTTGTTCTTTTAATTGTTTTTTGATATCATCTAATTCCCGATCAATACCATAAATGGATTCGATTAGAACCGATTCTGTAATTAATTTTTTCAATTTCATTGTATTTCTCATTTATCCGTGAATATATGGTACAGTTTGTATCCAATGTAAATAGTTACCGTTATTACCGATATCCAATATAATATTTCCATAATCATATCTCTGAACCAAACTTTTTACACATATAAATATAAGAAAGTACAAAAAAAATATACTAACCTTCCCCGTATAACGACCACTCCTTTACAGGTTCGGGCGGTATTTCCTTGGTCGCTGATGTTATTATATAAACAGTTCCTTCCTTTGCATCTATGTAGAATTGAGTGTGTCCATGTTTTTGGTACACGTATTCCAACAAATCTGTAAGTGAGTCCAATATTAAGGTTGTATTTTCAACGGGTGACCACCGATCCCCGGGTGGGAATCGATGTGCTACCGTGGTACTTACTTCTTCTACTCGTGTTGTCATTAAATTACAGAAACGATTCTACTTTCTTTTGCAACAACAATTCTAAATTCAATCATTGATTTTGCAGCCTCGTAATCTTTAACTACTTTAACTTCTGCATCCGTGACAGAAACTGCATCTACTAGATAGATTCTCTTTTGTTTTCTCTCCTTACCTGTTTTGGTTCTACCAACAACTTCTTCCACTGAAACCTCATAAAAATTACTAATCATAACTTATTTATTTAATTATTATATTATTTGATTTACAATATACGAATTATATTTCAATCCACCAAATTAATTTCATCTTTTTTCCAAACTATTAGTAAAATTCCGATTGAAAGTAGGAATTCAGCTATAACTTCACCCAAGAATACACCACTGGATCCCAGTAACCCGATTATTCCGGATATGAATGCAAGTGATGATATACCGACCAATACCCATGATAGTTTTCTATTGGGGCTATATAATGTCAAACATATACAAGCAATGATAAATAGTATCGCAGTTGTTATGTTATGTAACCAACGGAAATCCATTAAATCAAACGCCAATGTAGCGATAGATGAAAATGATACCAATTGATATATTGTACCGCGGAATGATGAACTAAGTATAAAGAATGACATTATAATTCCCACGTGCATTAGAATATACCAGATTGCATTCGGTTGATCCGCGAACATACTTTGTGAGGAAAGATCGAATTCCCGGGTCAACCATAAAATAGTTGCTGATAATACTGAAAGTACTATGAAAAATGTGGTAAGGTATTTTGCAGATGTTTTCATGTTTATAAGTATATGGTAATCATGTAAACCAATTATTAATAGTGGTAATCCTTTTGAGATCCAGTTAAGTTTCCAACTTCAAGATAAAAACAGTTTAGACAAAGCATTCTTAGATTATCATATTTGTGGTTTTTTCTATTACCATCCAAGAAATCAAGTACCAATGGAACTTTGTGATCGGTAATCCTACGTTCCTCGAATCCACAACTATTACATTTTTCCAACATATACCCATTCAATAGAATGCGTTGTTTTAATTTATATACGGGATAATCAGGATATTGTCCTTTCAGTAAATCTTCCAGTGAATATTTACCCCTTATTATATTATATGACTTGCGGATTCCAATACCATGTGGATTCTTTACATTTTCAAATATACCGTATTCCTTTGCATATTTTCTGTATGTGTTATATGATACACCGAGTAATCTTGCGGCCTCCATCGCTGATCGTGCCTTTTTCTGTACTTCAAGTATCTCGGTTTCCAATAGTGGCTGTGCACCCATTCCCCTCTTTCTTCTATTGGCTGGTGCGAGGGAGAGATCCTGTGTTGGATCAAATATAGGTTTATCGTTTTCTTCTTCCATAGTAATCTACCTTTATGTATATGTATAGTATATTACAATTTTCCCAATTTGTTTAGAGTATTTATCAGTTTGGAAAATGATTTATCAGTAGAATCCTTCGTAGTATCTATATCGATGAAGTTTATTTCAGGTCGTTCGTATTCAGTTATATGGAAATTGGAATCTTGGATATCGTTATTGTATAGGAATATTTCCTGATAATCGCCGTCAGCGAATTTGTCTTTGAAATCTTCTCGCAAACTCCGTTGTGGGGATACCATCGTTACCACGACATCACAATTATTATTGTGAAGGTACTCGGTAATAATTTGGATATCTCTTACACTTTTTATACTACCTCGTTCTGCATAATCCGGATCCTTGGTAATTTCGAGTAAATCGACATCATCAATGTGAAATACACTCTGTCTCCAATTGCGTTTTTCTGTTTTTAAAAAGTTGTGTAGTTTTTTACCAAGAGTTGTTTTTCCTGATAACGGTAATCCTGTAAAGTAGTAAATCATAAACTTTATTGTTTGTTTAGTTTTTTAACCAAGAATATCTTTTTCTGGTTTTAAGATAATCTAAATTTTTTTCGTTTTCAAATGCCTCTCGTTCCGATAGTAGATTTAGGTATGGGGTATCATCTCCCCTTATTACATTAATTAGAAAATTTATACCATATATTAAATAATAGGGTACTACCAATGTTTCCAGTTGTTGTTGAAAGTGTATGATTTCATGGTTAATTAACTGTTCTCCCCTTACAGTACCAATATGCTGTTTTCGTAATATAATAAACGGAAATAGTGCGATTCCTTGGATTTTCCCAAACCATGAAATTGAGTTTAAAAAATTATCCGAATATATTATCTTTGGGTTCATACTATTTTATTTTTAGTTCAGTTCCAACTGGAACTCTACGTGGATTGATTCCTGGATTTAACAATAACAACTCCCTCACACTTGAATTAGCATAATCCTCCGCGATTCTCCATAATGTATCACCTCTCTTTACAATATATGTTGTATTATCGGGAAGTTCGGGTACACCGGGGTTTTCGATGATTATCGGAATTTCACCACCAATGATATATTGTTTTATTTTATCACGTAAATCATCCATATCTATTACGGGGCAGGATTTCCAAGTGTACCCCTTCATTTCAGAATGTCCCTTTATGAAGTCAGAAGATATATTCAAATCTTCCATTAATGATTTTGATAATGTTAATAGGGATTCTATTTGTTCTTCGGTAGGTGTTTGTGTTCTGAAATCACCCACCACACAAATTCCGACAGAAAATATATTGGAGTTACCAACGTGATATGATCGTGTTCCTAGGTCGTTACACCAAACTACATCACCATCTTTTTCGATTACAAAATGATACCCGATCCCTGGCCATCCGTTTGATTTAACGTGATAATTTGAAAATGCCTTTGCAGTACCACTTTTAGTCAAACTATGGTGTATCACAATGGTTGTGATTCTGGAAATTGGACGAGTTGGAAACTTCTTTGTGGTGTGTTTCGTTAATGTGGACCTCTCATCTCTAAGGTTGGATATCGACTCAAAAAACATAATACTATGGTGTTAATTCATCAATAAATATTAAATTATTTATTTTTCGAATTACTCACTCATATCTTTAATTTATGTATGCATTTAATTCATATGTATTACTGGTCTTACCCATGTTATACACCTGAATGTTGAGTGATTTCCGTTGTGGTTTGCCATTCTTGAATAACCCTATCTGTGCTCTGTTGGTTTTACCCGGAGATGGTTTCTTTGGTCCAAACGCAATTTGATTACTCCAATCATCTTCATCAATCGTATATCCTCTGTTGATTGCCCACTTCTCCGCGGATTGGACTGCCGATGAATATGTGTTATGGTAAACATTGTAATCATTACCCTCGTTTAATATATTTTTTAGCTTTATCATTCGTGTATTTATTAAGATTATTTCCCAATTTGCAGGTGGCCGTTGTAAATACCTATCCAACCTTCATATGATTCAATATCATTATTCATTGTCTCTATATCTAATTCAACCCATCCAAATTTTTTAGTTACCAATTTCATTGGAATCGAATAATGTACATCATCGTAATTTGCGTTCTTATCGAGGTATTTATTAAACTCCGGAGATTTTTTCTCAATATAATCAATTATATCTGATGCAAAACTGAATTTTGGTAGGTTTCCATCTTTTAATGTATTTTTTAGTGTTATCAAAATTAAATATTAATTATATTATATCGAACATTCCTACTACGTAATATTTTTTTAAAATATTTAATGTTATTATCAGATTCATCAATTATATAAATATCATCATATTTTTCATCATCGATTTTTGATATAATCCATTCTGATTTTTTAATTACTGACAAATCCTTTAAATCTACAACTTTAAATTTATTACTGTTAATTTTAGTATTTTTTAAATATTCATTAATTGATTTTTGTAACGTTACATCCGATAGAATATAAATTATATCTTTTCCAGTCGAATGTGATATTTTGATTAATTTATTCGTTGTATCTTTCATTTTATACACATCACTCATATCGTTTAACATTGCGGATGAAAATACGAATAATTTTTTGTTTTCGCAAAATAATGAACGTGATATCATATCTATAACTAATTATTAACTTTGACAAATATACAAAAATTAAATCTATTTTACTAATTCTATATAGTTTAATTTTGATTTTGTAAATATTACTCTTGATTACACTTACTTTCGTAATATTTAATACTCTTGGATTGTCTTACTATTAGAGCCCTTTGTTCTATAATTATTTGTTGAAGTCCATCGTTTACCGAACGTAAATCTTCCAACTCCAACTTCAATCTAATTAAACTCTGATTGAAGTTCTCTTCGAAATCGAATATTCTTTCTTTGTATTTTTGATTAAGATCATCAACTATTTCCTGGTACAGTTCAAGATTCCTTTTAAGGTTTCGTAGGGAATCACTTTCGACATCTCCCCGTTTTTGTTTTATGTTTAACTTATCCAATATAACTCCACCCCAACGAATTCCCGCGAATGCAGTGATTATGGGTGCTATATATGGCATAAGTGATAGTAGGTTATCCGTGTTCATCAATATTGGGGGATTGTTTCAAACATTCGAGTTCAATTATACGATTAAGTGTTTTTTTATGAAGTTTATTTGTTGATTGTTTATATAAATCTATAGATTTTATTAACTCATTTAAATTGATGTTACATGATATCGGTTTTTTATTTTTTCTAAAAAATTGTCCGACTACGATACCAATTAATCCAGTAAAAAAGGGTAAAATAAAAACTACTAGATCCGTCATTATGTATACATCTTTATTTTCATAAAATATTATTTACTATTTTTTAAAAAAAATAGATTTTATAACTGTATATGCTACTATACCTATATAAATATGAATATATAATAAATAAAGGTGATTGGTGGATGTTATTAATTTATGATCGGATTTACATAAACTATAATTTTTGTATTTCTGAATTGATTGCATCATTGGATATTTGTAGAAACTCATCCTTGCGGTCTATCCTTTTTATTAGATACCCGTACTCTGATTGATTTCTGTACCTAAAATTCTCACAAACTATGTAATTTTTAAGTTTGAACTGGAATATATTTTCTCCTTGGGATTTTAACTTTTCCATACCCCACATCAAAAATGTATCATCGGGGCCGTATGCTCCCATGGATTCCGGTAACGGTATTCTATCCAATAACGGTTTGGATATCAATGTCAACCAACCCGCACCGAACTTAAATCTTGGTTGTCCATGTACTCTATTATTTACACTTTCGACTGACACTGATCCCTTGACACCACTATCCGTGAATGGATTACATATCTTACAATAATCCAGTTCCATTTCCATGTATTTTTCATTGACAAGACAATCCCAAGTAGTATCCCAATACCTAACAATTTCAGGTGTTATGATGTACTTATATATTTCATTTGATTCTATTGATTTTATACCGTTTTCAATATATGCTAGTGCCATTTCATCAAATACAATATCCGTGTCCATCCATATAAAATGGGTAGCATTTGGAGTTTCCATGTGTGCATATCTCTTTGCTTGTAGTGCACCTCGTATATCATCACGAATTTGGAATGTAGAATCACCACACCATTCAGTTAGTTTTTTAAGTTTGTAGAATTTTTCCTCGAAATACTTTGGTGGTGCAATTGAATTATCCCAATCAACTAAATAATCAGAAATGTTCATGGAAATATTGAATCCATAATCCTTACCATCTACATACTTTGATGATTTGTTGAACTCTATCAAAACACGTTCCAAGTCATCCAACTCATGTGGCATTACAAACGATGTTATGATTATTTTCATTTATTTATGTTTTTCTGTAAACATTTTATTCAAGTTCGGTAATCTATCATATTGATGAACGAGTACATATGGATTATCCCCATTCATTACCATATCGTTTTTTATAACAACATCTGTTTTTTCAAATCGATTAGGGTTCTTTAAAGAATCCACTTGTAATGCAAAATCACTATTTGGTTTTAACTTATCCGATATTAGAGAATTATGAAGTATTAAGTTCAATGCACTCTGGTCTGTAAAGTGTTGGGTATCTCCTGCCTGTGATATCAACCAGTTAATCATTAGTAAATCTTTCATAGATTGACCCTTACCAGCTAAAACACCTACACAAGCTACCGTGTTCGATTTTATATAATCCCAAAATATCGGGCCGTATCCCTCGTGTAGATTTTTCTTCGCCCAAGGCTCATCTTCATTATGTATACTCTCGGATGCTACTATAATTTCCGATTCCAAATAATTTTCTAACCAATTTGATGGATTTGTTTGCCATGCTACATCACGGACATCTGTGGTTACTATATGATTCCATTTTCGAGTATCGTTCTGAATTATATACCACATATCAAGTAATCGCCTCATATGTGGATGACCTTGTAGTTTCATACCATAACACTCCCATCCAAAGGATTTTAGATAGGAAATGGTATCAGGTGGTATATTGTAACACACCATTATCTTATCCCCCGAAAATCCAGTTCTATCTAATGATTCAACATAGATTTTGATTTTTTCTTTGCTATAGTTTGCTATTGCTGAGATTATTAAATCTTTCATTTTAATCTATTGGTTTTACTTTTTTATATTCCATATTTTCCCTCATCCAAGTGAGTAAAAAGCCCGTTGCCATGTGCGACCTTATACTCTTGTTTTGCCCACCACTTACCAATATTACCTTCTAGATCGATACCGTTACCAGCGAACGGTGTTACTGTTTCCAAATAAAATTCTTTCTTGTACATACACGGGTTGTTAGTCCAATTTGCCCAACGGGAAGTAGTTGTAAAATACTCACCTTCCTTCTGAATATAATTGGGGAACTTTTCATTCGGATTACACCAATGCACGGAGTCCAATAGATGTGGGGATTTTTGTTCTATCTCCCTATCATAATAATTCAATTCATTTCCCTCATGAATTTGTGAAAATAAAGGTTTGCCTGGACGTTTTCTGTGTCTATATTTAACACACGAAAATCCTTTATTCAGTAATTCTATACCACTATTTAATCTATCTATTGTGATTGTTTCATCCTCTATCAACTTCCAATCATGTTCCAACACCATTACATTTTCTGTCTGTGAGTTCTCGGTCAATTTGATAAATGCTTGGCCAATACCAATGTTTGATTCACACCCAATATATGGGATATTAAAATGTCGTGCGATTTCCTTATCTTGTTCATTCACCGATTGGAACAAAATGGTTACATCATTTACATAATGTAGCATACGTCGATCAAAGTAAGTCTGGAGGGTGTTTACCAACGTTTGACCACTATTCCACGCAAGGATGCCAATTGAAAGTGGTAATTTATTCATTTATTTTTGTTAAAAATTCATTATATTTTTGTATAATAAAATCAACTCTCTGAATCTGTGTGTGATTTTCTAATACTTTTTTCATTCCTTTTTTTGCGATACCCTCACGTACTTTATCTTGTTCCGAAAAGTGGTTCATCTTATGGATACAATCTATTATATCATCATAGAATACAATTTCCTGACCTTCTATGAATAGTTCTTGTAGTTTCTTGGAATCCGATAATCTATCTGTGAGTACCAATTTTCCACACGCCATTCCTTCAAATATTCTGCGGGTAATTTCTCCCCACCTTGAATTTTGTACAACCATTAATCCTGAATTGAGGAATTTGGTATGTTCTTCGGAATTTAATCCGTTTCTATTACCAAACGCACCATCCCCATGTCTGGTCAGGGTATCCAAGAATTGTGAACCACCGATTCCCCTCGTTGTTAATGCAACGTAATCTACTTCACTTTTTATTGGAAATTGAACTCTGGTATCTGCAAAATGATTAAACCAATACGCATCGATGCCACGTTTCTTATATTCTTCCGTCGATTCGAAATCAGGTGATAGGGTTACATGGAATCTGTCGGACTTGGGGAAGTTCCTATCGAAGTTTTGTGGATCATCTCCACTTTCCTGTACCCAAAACGCATTCTTTTTATTCTTATCAAGTAATGGTGAATCGAACCGTCCCCAATCAAATAGCATTACAATATCAGTTTGTTTATCTGAATGAATCCACTCATGAAGTGAAATATCATTGTATCTACCCGTTTTATTAGAACCTATACTTACTATCTCCGTTTCCCACCCCCTTGCTTCAAATTCCTGAATTATTGAATATGGGGTCGACCATTCTTCACCATCATGTGCGTATATTGCTGTAAACTTACGTTTCATATTGTTTCATAAAAATTGTTCTGAACAATTTGCCTGTCTATGGACTTGTGATGATAAATACACCATTCTTCTTTTGCGGGGAAGTTGGAAAAATTATTGTATCCTGTAATCCGTTCATGCACCTTGTTTTGCCACTCAATATCATCTGTCCGCCTGTACAATCTTGTTTGATAATCTGGAAATTGATTAACGGGTCTATAATATTTCACCAATCCACTATGGGTTTCTTCGATTATCAAATCATATTTTTTCAGTAATTGATATTCCGCACTATCAATATCAATTACCTTTTCATGTATTAGAGTATCCGATTCTATCTTTGTAATTTTCCAACCATATTTTTTTACATGGTGTTCGGTTATTCCATCGACTGTATTTATCCTTGGTACGAAAACTAAATCAACTGGATTTGTATCCAGTACTTGTCCCAATAGTTCCACCAAGTTCTCGTGTGGAATTTCATCGGCATCGATCGATAATATATAATCCTTGGTTGAGTGTTTTGTGAGATTGTTCTTAAATGATGCAAAATCTTTATTCAATGGAAATCCGACTACTTTCAATCTTGCCTCCATTTTATCTGCTATATTTAGATAAGCAAGTACTTCCGATGTAACTGCGGTTTCATCATATTGTACCACGATTTCATCATCTGGATTGATATGTAGTTGTAAGAAATTTATCAGTTTTGTAACTTCTAATAACTCGTTACACACGGTAATACAATAACTTATTGTCATAATTTATTTTTTTAATATTATATCTCGGATATCCATTATAATTTTACCTAAATGATTTTCTCCAAATCCTGATTTTAAATCGACACCCCAAAAGGTATCATACCAAGTATTACCTTCCTCTATATACTTACCCGATGTTTTGATGAGTTTGGATTTAAATGGTTCTTGTGTGAATTTCTTTACCAATAATACCTTCATTACACTAAGTTTCTGATCTTCCCAGTTTGCTACAATTGGTATTCCCTTGGATATCTTTTTAAGTTCTACCGCGGGCTGGTTTTCCGAACATAATTGTTTCCATTGTTCATCATCACACTTAGCACTTAGATACGCGTGTTCTATTGATTTGTAAACCCTTTCACCGAATTCAATCCTAACATCATAGAAGTTGCTTAACCAATTATACTCGCCCCTAAACTTATCGATTTTATCCATCCTTTTCATCTATTTCTTTTTCCTGTACAACTCTTTGCTGTTGTGATGTATTTGGTGTATTTATTTCTCCGAACAATTCACGTAAATAACCTGTTTCGAATCTGATTTCAAATACATATCTAATTTTCTCCAACATATAGATTCTATATGCAGATTTTCCACCTGGATATATTTTTGAATCACCCTTTATATGTTGTTCAAATAAATCAGATCCATTCGTACTAAATTTCTTTAGGAACAAACTTAGAAGTTTATCATCAGTTATGGGTGTACGTTTATCACGAATTTTGTTTATAAAATTAGTGAAATCTAAGGGTTTTATTTCATTTAACCTAATACAGTGTATTTTATCACCCACTACACCAATTACAAAAATCCACCTAGATTCATCACCCGTTTTTGTGATGGGTTTGCTACCCGTATACGTGCTCACGCGATATACATTTCTAGGTTTGATAGCAGTCCTTGCAACTCGGGCCTCTGGTTGCATAATTTGCCTATATTGATTTGTGAAACTCATTATATTGGTTCTAAATTATCATCAAAGTATTCTTTAGCGACCAACCACATATCTTCATGGTTCATGGGGTTTCTAGCAATCATATCACCAATTTTGGGGCTGCCATTTTCTAAATCAGAAGCAGATATGGAAACTCTATCCGACAATATCTCACCCTCTTCATAGGTTCTCATTTCACTTATACTCTTGCGTTTATATCTTCTCCACTGACTCATAATTTAGTAATTTTAGGTAATACTAATTCTACGTGCTCGGTGGCCCGTACATTTTTCTCTAATATGGATTTTAACTTATCGGTCATCTTAGATAATGAAAAATTATCCTCGGTGTACTTGGTTAACGGTGATGATTTTTTTAAATAATCATCATAGTTCTTATGTACATGGTACATCTTCTGTGCTGCCTGTGAGTAATTTACCGTGAACCAACTTGATTCTTTTAGTAAAAATTGATTTACCGCGGATTCATGGACAGGTTTTACATCACCCTCTAGGAATACTACATTTTCTTCTGGTAGGAAATCCATTTGACCACTCCACTTGGATACTATTATTGGTTTTCCTGTTATTGCGAACTCTTGCAATGGTCTACCATACCCCTCACCCTTGGTAAATGAAATCATTGTTTTACATTTGGGGTGATTATAAAGTTCGTTCATTTCACTTTCTCTCAAATCACCGAACAATAGGAATATTGGTGGACACTTATCCCCAAATTGATTTTTGATATTATCTATCTTTATTCTAATATCCTCCCTGCCCATCATCGAGAATCCTGCAGTCGATGTTTTCATGATAATTCCAGGCTGTTTTTCCTTTGGGTAATCCTTGAATATTGAGCAGAATGTCTTTATCATCATACCAATATCCTTTCTGTCCTCACCAACGTTGCCTTGTAGCCAATGTCCTACGAATAAAAAATTCCATGAGGGAATACCATCATTATCTAATAGTTGGTATATATCACTATTTTTTTTACTTACTTTCATATTATACCCATTCTATTTTATTGAAAACTTCTAAATTTAATCCCTCATGGAGAACTTCTATCGGTTTTTCTAATTTTAACACCGATACCGTTTTACCCGTTCGTTTATCTATTTGGTTGTATCCTGTGTTCTGTAATGTTCGTTTTGTGAATTCGGATGGAACGATTACCAGATCCATTCGATTACACCCCTCAATAAAATCCTTGGGAGCCGCAGTTGTCTCTACCCCCGCAGTAATACCGATATTAAAAACACCAACTGGTTTAAATTCGTTTGCAACACTGACTTGTATAAACACTTCGGGTTTCCTATCCAATGTAGTTATAATATTATTTAAAATCATTCTACCGAATTCGGTATCATCGGTTAATTGATTTTGTGGTGTATTCCCCCATTTTGTCGGAACTACTTTTATATCGAATCTATCTATCTCAAAAAGACTTCTTAATAAATCTCTTGAATGATCACCCATACCCCGACCGTGTGGCAATCGGGGCTTGAAATACTAGTAATGGTTTGTTATTCATTTTCTGTTATATTTTCTTTTTTTAAATCTTCTATTGTAATCGCTTCGGATATCAAATCATATGATTTCTTACATGAATATATTATCATAATCGATATAATCCCAACATAAAAATATCTCTTATTTATTTTCATATTATTAAATTTTATAAAGGTTATATCTAGGTTTGGGCTTGAAGTTTTTAAGTGCCGCCTCAATACCATTGGTCATAGTATCACACATGGTCTTTAAATTCAACCCATTTTTCTTATTCATCCATTCCCTACCGGATGTACCACATTCGGTACGTTCCATTTTTGTCATATCGTACCAGTACTTAATTGCATCCGTGACATCATCCACATTCACTTTATCATCTATAATATATGGGGTCGATACTGATCCTACCATTGTCTGTACTCGTGGCCATACGGGTTTGACCCACTTACCGTGGGTAACCGTATCCTCCCACTTTTTGTACTCGTGTAGTGATCCGATTTTAATGTAATCTTCCGTAGTTAGTTCTTTCCCACCTACTCGGAAACCACATTGATCCTGTAACCCTCCCGTAACGTTTACGATTATCGGAGTTCCAGCCATCAGTGATTCTGCGGTTGTTAATCCAAATCCCTCGTTACCAGCGATATTTATCGTAACATCGGATATGTTGTAAAGTTTATTTAATTGAGATTGATCAATTCTATTTGTTGAAAAGATAACCTCGTAATCAGGACAAATCTTTTTCTTGACCGCAACTAGATCCGTTCCATTGGTATCGATTGGATTCGTATGCATTATTAAACATACTTCCTTACGGTTTTCTGTGGGGATACTATCCACGAATTTTTTGTACGCCCATATTACATCGCTGGGTTGTTTACGTTTTATGTTTCTGTTCATCCAAAACAATACGAATTTATAATTTTTCTGGCCGAAAAGCGATTGTCTGAATTCATCTTCCACGTTGACGGGTTTGAAAATTTTATCATTAATACCATGTGGGCAATACGTTATTACACAATTGGATTTTTCTCCTTTTAGGTTTTTCATAATGTTTTCTTGTTAATTTCATCTAATTTATCCATTAGTATTTTTTCTACCCAACCATTAATTTTTAATGCATTTTCTTTACAATATTCCCTTATCTTTGAATATGCTTCTTCTTTTATATTTACTGTGTATCTAGTCATTTTTATTTTTTAATTTGCAATTATCAAAGTGCCAACGTTGCATTATACCATTCCCTCCAACTTTATCACAATAAGGACATTTAATAGATGGTTGTGATTTCATAAATTTACTATGATTTAATTTAGTTTTATCCGTATGATGTTTTCCGTAAAAGGGGTTCATTTCACCTCTAACATCAGCATGGTACTTTTTTACCCGTGCTCGGTGTTCTTCTAAATTATTTAATATTATATTACTTAACTTTTTACGGGTTTCATCACTACATGATTTTCCCATAGTATGAAATCCAGCTTTCGGAATGTGATAATTCCTGTTTAATTTAGTATCAATATTTTCTTTAATAATTTTAGCTTCGTATTTTATGCAAGTTTCTCGTTTTCTAAAATTTGATTTTAATATTGTTTTTACCAAGATTGATTTGTCTTCTGGCTTCCAAGTATAATAGCTACCCATATAAGGATCATCTTTTATATCACATTTACAGCTTCTACTTCCAATGTAAAATTCATTAGTTATCGGATCTTCTAATCTATATACATAATGCTTCATACATATGAATATAAGAAAAACAAAAAAACAATCAAAAAAACCTAAAAAACATTCAAATAAGTTCAATTAGTTATTAACAATTTCTAACTCATCTCCATATTTTTTTGATATTACCCGATTAACCATTCCATACGTCTGTCGGGAGATACAGAATAACCCATCACATGATGAGTAATACTCTGAATTGTAATCAGGATCACCTGCCCAATCGGTTTCCGGTGTTCCCACATTATCCCAAATAGTATAGTATAGTATTGGAATGTTCTCCCTAATTTCAGCCTCAATTTCGTATAACCAATAAAAATACCTCGGATCAGTAAAGTGTAGTATTGCATCTGGTCTGTATTTCATTATAAGTTGGCGTAGGATATTTGCATCACCATATCCACTCCATGGGATCAATCTAAGTTCTGCATCCTTAATTCCTGTTGATTTCCTAACATCATCATTCATATCCAACTCCTTCCCTTGGTCGGGATGGTCAATCGCTGCACCCAACTGAACCCAGTTATATTTATCAAGTGTACCTAGTACGAATTCCTTCGACATCGTAGCTATACCACTTGCCATTCTTAAATCATCACTCAGCAACAAAATACATTTTTTACCATTACTACCAAAATTGTCTTTATTCATTTTAATTTACTTTATTTAGTGCCATATCAATCTATTCTTATTTTAATTTTTGTTTTTTTACCGTTTGCTCGTGAAAACACAACGTACTGTGGTGTTAACCAAAATGAGTTTTGTCCAATTTTGTTCAATTTATCTACGTATTTCTTTCCTTTACCTGGATTTACATATCCAATCGTTAAGTGTGGATGGTATTTCGGATAACTTGATGTATGTGGTAATGATTTTAAATCACCGTTTGTTTCATGGAGGTTGTCTCCTGTAACATCAAATTTTAATACATCGTATTTATCACTTTCAAATAATGATGGGTTACTTACTTCACACGTATAGTATGTGTATTTATTTAGAATATCCTCTACATCTTGCACGGAAACTTCCTCGTGTATCCCATATAAAAGAGTTGTATGCGGTTCTGTTTCTAATCCAAATGAATCATCATCATCATCATCTATGAATATATCATTAGAATCAATTACCGAATGTATTTTTTTCATTTCGGTAAATGTGAAAAATAACGCTATATATCCAAACTTATGTTTTACACCCTCTTTTAATAAGGATTTTGGTAGTAAATTACGTAACTTCATTTGTTTTTTAAAATTGTGAACCAGAAGTTTCTAGTTCCGTATATTCCTTTATTTCTACTCGGAAGGTTTCATCTTCTACATATTTTGTCAACGAGCGGTTGACTAGTTTTTGTAATGTCAAATTACTTTCAAAAGATAATTTCTTAAACCTACTGTAAATGTCCTTAATAATCTTTACAGAAGTTAATTTTGTTTCTGTTTTTGCCATGTCATTTTTTCATAATTAATATATACTTATATATTGGTCGTATATACATATATACGTTTTAGAAAAACGTAAATAAATTATGAAGTTTATTTTTTGTGGGAATAACTGTTGTCTGGATTCCTGTTCCAAGTACGTTTTGTGTTGATATCGAGTTTCAGTTCATACGCAATCATTACTTCTCTGGCACTAATACCCATCCTGCCTGCGACATCAAATATACACATAATTGCATCGAGATATTCATATGGGTCTTTTACCCCATTGTCAATATATTCTTGAATTTCCTTAATCTCTTCTTTAGCCCTTTCCAATGAACCACGTGGGGTAGCATGGGGGAATGTTTTTAATGACCGTTCCATTCTTTTTTTTTCTAGTTCTATTATATCCATATATTTTTATTTGATCGATTATCTCCATGAATCACAATGTCCAGAAGTTTTGAAAAAACACCAATCACAAAGTTTGGAAGGGCTTGCTTCAAATAAATTTTCTGTACGGTAGTTACCTTCTCCATCGAATACATAATCTACGAATTCCATAAATGAATTCCATGCTTTGTTTACCGATGGTTTTCCGTTAGCGGGTACGAACTTGGAAATTCTTGGAATCGGCCATTCTGAATTTTGAGGTAACTTACGTTTCATAATCTGATACTCCACACTTATATCATTAAGTGGAATATCCTCCTTTTCAGAATATAGTTTTTTGTATAACAGTACTTGTGATGTACCGATTTTATCGTTCTTCTTATATGAACCCCAGCCTTTGGTGGATGTTTTTAAATCGATTACTATTATCTTGCCTGAAATATTATCACGTAATACCACATCTATGAATCCCCAGAATATAACTCCAGGTTTTAATTCTTCCTCGATTCTATATTCTATGGCAACTAATTCATATCCCTGTTTCGGGTAGAACTTATTTAATTTACCTGTAAAATACTGTAGTATATTTTGACCGTCCTCGTAGAATTCTATAAGTTCTTCCTTGGTACACGGCAGTGCACCATCCATTTTTTTTTGGTCGGTTTGAAATGCTATTATTAAATTCTCATACAATAAAGAATCCAGATTGATATTCAAAGCGGCTTTCTTACTTTCACCGTACATTACCTTTAGGAAACTTTGTATAGTTTCGTGTATAGCAGTTCCGAAAACACTATGCACATTACCACTACCTTTAGCTAATTTATCAATATACCTTAACTTATATTTTTTCTTACAAGAACTAAACATTGTATATTGTGAAAAACTAACTACTTTATTTCTTTTTTTTATTTCTTCGATCATATAAATCTGAATTTACCATTTTTCCATTCTGTTCTACAACTATATCCCACTCTATCTCTAGTGATACCGTAATGTTCTGCTGCTTCTTTTATTGAATTGAATTCTATATTATCTGTAATGTGTCTTACTCCTTTTGGTTTGAATATACCTATACCCACATACGACCCATTTTTTCTTCTAGTGTTAACACGTTTATTTACAGTACTATCTTTTTGTTTTTTTCCGAAATGACGATTTTCCTTGCCTTTTTTATATGATCCCGAATTGGACTTTGAGTTTCCTTTTTTAGTTTCACTGATCCGAGATTTCATTTCATCTGATATTGGAATACCTTTGTTCCACGGAGTCTTTCCGGTATTCCAATGTGTAGATATATCATTATTAGTCCACGTATCACCACCTGTCCCTCCCTCTGTTATATTGTATCCATTGGATATTGAATTCAATTTGGATATCCAGTATATCTCACGTTGTTCCAATTCTACCATATCATTACAATATTCCAGTATTTCTTTCTTAAAGTTTTCTTTACCGTGTTTTTTTATGGCCTGTTTTAATATCTTTCCAGAACCAATATAACTTGGTTTGTTTTTTGTATCCTTACCAACGTAGATTTTGCCATTGATTAAATTTGTTGTCTTGTATATTACCATACATATAAATATGTTGGTGTTCCAAATATAGTGTGTATATTTTGTTAAATTTTTGTTAAAGTTTACTCATTTTAATAGGTTTTTAATCATTCCATAAAAATCTTCGAAATCCTCTGCTAATACATAACATTGTTCTATTAATAATTTAGTTTCTTCTTCCATCTTAATCATTCTCTTTATTAAATTTCTCCACGATTATATTTAATCGGCTTCGATCATCACTTGTGTAACATCCGGTTTCATATATACGTAATAGGAATTCGGTAGTTCCAGTATGTAAGCACCGAGCCAACATTTCCCTTACGTGGCCCATTCTTTCATATGTTAGTTTTATTTCTCTTCTACTCATTTAACCAATCTTGTATTTTACTAAACCTCATTTTCATTATAGGATCAACTTCTTTATTCCAAAATCTATCGAAGAATCCTTTTTTATATAGTTTCTTGCATTTTTTTTTCCACGGACCTACGTGTGTCGTTATAAATGTATGTATCCATCATAATTTAATCCGTTTCTTTAATTAAAAATTCATTTCCTATGCATTTAAATGAAATTTCACCATCTAAACTACGATATACCAATCCCTCACGGTTTGTATTTTTATTCAATATTGATTTACCGTCTGCACTTTTAACCAAATCCTCAATATTATCAGGTAATTTTATATTTTGTGATAATATGGGTACAGTTTCTAATCCCAAATCTCTGATAATTTCTTCAAATCTATTGAATTTATAACGAGAACGATTCCCAATGTTATACGCGGTGAAGAACTTAACAGTCTGCCCCTTTATCTTATATGAATTTTTCTGGATTCCCTCACCGATTATTTCACCCTGTATCATGATTCCGGGTATACCACATCCTCTTAATTTTTCTTCAATTTTCAGTTCCCTTGCAACTTTCCAAATTGAATTAGTATCATCCTCTATTAATTCTAAATTTCGTGAACATACACCGAATTCGTTATCATGCAAGAAAAAGGTTACTGAACTTCCATCCAACTTTTCCGCAACATAATATTCCTTTTCCCTCAATGATTCGTATTCGGATGCAGTAAAATTTTGGCATCTGATTTCATCACTTTTTGGGATGAACCCAGGAAAATACCCCTTTGCAACCGCATTTAGGCATGCAGGCATCGGTGGGTCGTATTTAACGATACCTAATAACTCTGTTACATCAGCCCCCACTTCTATTATAAATGCATCATCATACGGCCCCAATTGTAATTGATCACCATGTGGTTGTCTTGAAACTCCGATTTTCATTTTATTATCATTCTCTAATGCATGCAATGGTAATATCAATCCATTGGAGATTGTGCCGCGGAACTTTGTAGTTTTTAATCTGAATCCTTCGAAATCCCCCATTTTTTTGAATGAGGTTTTACGTAGAAACTCATATTCTGGTCTAATCGGCAGAAATGAATCTATTTCACAATAAACAACCATATCACCTACTTTATGACCTACATCCTTTGCAACTACAACTTTCCAACCATCTACGGTTGCAAGTTCAATCCTATCAGCTCCCTCAATTGGTTCTAACTTTGATACTATTCTTAATGTTGCAAGTTTTCTTTCCATTTTCTATATATTTTTGTTCAAATCCGATATAACCATACCATGTTCTGGATGGAATACTATCGCACAATTGTGATTTTCACATAATTCGTAGAATTTCTCTATAAATTCACGTTGATTATTATTCTTTATACTTGATGTGAGTTCTATTTTCTGGCTGGGTAAACTGGCTTTATGTAACCCAGTCCGTATACCTGATTTGATACCATCGAACCAAATCTTTCGGACTTCCGCTTGTGAGTATGATGGAGTACTTCCCCAAAATCCCTTTTCCGTAAAAGAGGTATCACCCTGTATTGCATTACGGTGTATCGATTCTACATATAGTTCATTCATTTTCTACGTGTTATTTCTTTTTTTACTTTATCGATTTTATTGGTTTCATTTTAATTAAGAATATCCAACCTATAACCAATAGAACTACTTGTAAATAATATACCGAATCAAATGGTGTATCTGTAATTAGTTGATATGAAGAAATGGCAATGGCTCCTATGAAGGATACAATCGATATTAACAAATATTTTAATCTAGTTTTCATAATTAATCTTTATTTTCGGGATATTCACATAACCCATTTTTTATCAATACTCTAATATACAAATAATTAACTGAACTACCAAATTCTAACTGTTAAAATTTAAGATTTATTTCCATGATATCGTAT